GTCTGGAAGATTCTTGAGATCTACTTGAAGTATATAATTTCGACGATCTGACATCACTGTCATCTCATCTAGGTTATCACGCATACATTTGTACACACCTTCACAAAGACGCTTAAATCCACCTTCAGCAAAACGCCTAGCGATGTGCTGAATACGTTTTTGACTTGCAGACATAACTTGGCTAAGCTTAACTTCACTGTTACCAGACACATATAGCTCATCATTGAGCCCCTGTGCAGCTTTAGACATACCTGTTGCTTGTTCTTTGTGAACTTGTAAGTGTTGCAGAAGGGGAACCGTACCTGCACTAATAGTGCTTGGTGGTAGGTCCGCTACAGCGCCCTGAGGATTGCCGTTAGTTGGGATGATCTGCTTAGGCTTCATATTTTGAAGTGCAGAGAAATCAACTACATTAGGATCTGCTAACTTAGGAGAGTAGTTTGTAAGGTAAGTGTTCTCGACAAACCCCCGAAGGATAGCTGTGGAGGTCAGTGTAGTTGAGCGTGTCATATCCGCAACTGACAGACCATAAAATTCATATGGAATTTCAAAAGGACTGAGTGATGCTAGAGGCACCTCACTACAGTCTTCTTCATACAAAATCTCTGATCCTGCGATAATGAAGTGTTTGAGCTCGGCAATACCATCACCATCTCGATCTACTCTCATCCAGCATTCAGTAACAGAAACATTACGGTTGGCTTCAAGTAAATCAGAAGTACCGTCTCCTGCACCCTGCCAATAAGCCTGGCCAGTAACTTTTTTCCTGACTGCAACATCTGTGGAGTACATACTTGAATCCCAGTTATCTGCACTGTCAGGTATGTCTCCCCATTCTGTAATCTGTGATGCAACATCAGGCCACTGTTTTCTGATTTCTGATCTTGTCATTTCCACCTGGATACCAACGAAATTAGCATCCTCGATGCTGCTTGCATCTCTAGAAATTCTGAAGTTCTCAGGAGGGACATTTTCAATCTTAACCCGGGACATATCGGTAGTCCGCTTAAGTCTTACGTCCTCATAAACATTTGTTTCAGGGTTAAAATATAACTCACCTACAACGTCAATGTCTTTGTCTGCCAGCTTAAGGTCAAGGGCTTCTTCAGTGAGGGAGTCATACTCTTCGAACTTAACTGACATATCTTCAATGAAATCCCAACGTATAATAGAATTCTTCCAGAGTAATGCTGCCTTAACCCATGTGTTAAGTAGCTCCCACCCGTTATTCTTTTTGAAGATAGTATAGTTAACTGCATCAGAAGCATCATTGGCTGCTGAAATTGCAGCAGGAGATACTGACCATGCTCTAAACTTAGCTAACCTGTTATTGTTAAACATTAGCTCTGAAATGAGAGCAAGGTAAGCTTCAACCGTTTCTGTAGTATCACTTGATACAATCTTAGAAACACCATTAGGTCTCAAGTGTCCTTCCGGGATACCTGCATACTCGTAAGTAGACTGTAGTCTTTCTGTTGCCATCTCTGAGGAGTTAAGAAAATCTCCTACAGAGTTAGCAATACCTGCGTCTATGAGGCTTAGTAGTTGTTCGTCAGTTACTTCTTCTCGGTAACCGTCGTTATATTTGCCCATTTAGGCCTCCTGTCAATCAATCAACCCATCTGGGCAATAGTAATTAGTGTGTAGGGTTTGTGAACCAAGGGCACCCTACAACCCCAAGGACAGCATGGAGGTTCAGCTGTGCAGCCCGTCTTTCCCCTCTTTCCGCCATTCTTCACGGTGAGCACGGGCTAGTTCTGGCTCCTTATGTTCTTTCTCATTTTCACGAGCATAAGAAGCGGAGTTCTTTGATTTGAGGGTAGGGTCCCAGACCTTACCGCTCTTTTGTTTAACACCTTTTGAAGGTCTGTAGATAGTCATTTTACTCTCCTAAGTCTTTTTTAAGTTGAGCTAGCTCTGAAAGCTCCTCTAGCGAAAGATCTGCAGCAGCTCTATCAGTGTTAACTGATTCAACTCTTGTTTTCTTAGGTGCCTTATATTCACCAAGTTCTTTGGCGATTTTGAAAGCTTCGTCTCTATCACCATCTGCCATAGCTTCATGCATTAAAAGTCTCATTACATCAAGAGGATCTTGAGATACAGCTTTGATTGCTTCCAATGTCTCTGACATCTCGGCGGCTTTCGCTTTGATTCTCTCGTCTCTTTCTCTCTTGGCGGCTCTTGCAGCTCTTGCGGCTTCCACTCCTGCTTGCTGGAATCTTTTGATTTTCTCTTTACCTTCAGGAGTATGGGGGTTAATCATAGTTTTAGCAAAATTAGCTCGCTGAGGGTCTTTGAGCATCCGCCTGCGGACCTCTTCAATTTGTTCTTTTGTTTTTGCCATTATAGCCATACCTCGTTATCATTAGCTCTGAAGTTCTTTTGTCTCCAGTCAACTTTTTGGTTTGACAACTTATCAATGTGTGTTCTGTAAACTTCCCAGGAAATAGCTAAGGCCATGATTGTGTCATCATAGTGCCCACTCAGTGCCTCAGTCTTACCTGTATCTGTAGAGATATAAGTTTTCATCTCACTAATTATAGTTTTAGAGGGTACCCAGATATCTTCTTCTTCAACAGCATGTTTAAGTTGTCCGATAACCCTGGGTTTACTGCCGTGTGTCATTCTGAAACCAGGAGTTTGCCCTGATTCTGAACTTAGCTTAGCAGCCTTAGTTTCATAGTACATGTTTACATAGCGCATCTGCTTTAGCCTTTGCAAAGTTGCCACTCCCATACTATTAGATTCTACTGCTAACAAAGCGTTGTTGAAATAACGACCTAAGTAAAACAAGTGTTCACCATACAAAGTAGGATCAACTGTGTTATCTCTGTAGAGAGCACAAACATGACCTTTAGTATTGAGGACTACAGCAGTGCTGTAATCTTGTTTAACTCCGAGTGCAACATCTGCCCCGATAATGTAATTGTCTTCCCAATCCGGAGGAATCCATATTTCCAAATTTCCCCTTGGGCTGTCATCAAAGGTACCTAGCGCCTCATTGTAAGATCTGAGTGCAATTGGGGGTTGTGGAAGGAAAGAGTTTACTTTTTCTGGGTTAAATACTGATGAACCGGAAACAAGGAAAGCTTCTTCTGCATTGGCAGGATACTCTTGTCTAAATTTGTCTTCCCCACCCTCAACAATTTTTAATCTTCTCCAGTAGAGTTGTTCATCATCAAGCCCGTATTTTTCTTTGTAGTCTTTTTCCTCGAAGGTGAGTTCAAAACCCTCAGGTACTGCCCTTCTGTATTCATATGTTTTAAACCAAGGGATAAAGATTGCAATGTAATCGGAATCGCCTTGGGCAGCGGCTTGGTAGAGTCGATAGAATTCACCTGAAGCTCCATTCGCCGTAGACTCAATAATAACCTCCGTACCATCGGCCTGTGATATACCCTGAAACAAGCCCGCCAAAATTTTAGCGTCATGTTGCCAGAAGGCAACTTCTGATGCATGGAGAATGGTGGGGGTCGTACCCCGACCCGCTTCAGGAGAACCAGCGGTGTATAGACGATAAGAACCAACAGCCTCAGAATCGGGATAAGCAGGAGTTTGAATAATAATTTCTTTGGCATTTGTACGCTCTAGCTTAGGTTGAATTCCTTTCTCCATGTTCTTAATGAGGTTTTTACTCATAGTAAATAGAGCATCGGAGGTAGCACTATCATGTGCCATAACCACTGATCTTGTATGTTGTTGGAAGTAAGTTTTCCAAAATACTCTTCCGGCACAAAAAGTAGAAATACCTTGTTGTCTAGCCTTAAGGATAATAGCTCTCACCTTGCCAGTAGTTTTTCTTTGTTCTTCAAGTGCATCATTGATTATACGTTGGGCTTCATTGAACTTGAAAGGAACAAAACCTTTTGTGGCATCTTTAGTGATAATTCTGATTTGTTCTGTTGAGAATTTCTCAAAGTTATCAGCGTATTCCTTAAGATTTTTACGTCTCTTAAGTTCTCGAAGTGCTTCTAGTTGAGCTCGCTCTCTGTTAGTAAGACTGTCCCTAGTATATAATTCCTTTCTAACACTTCAGCCCAGCGAGAAA